GTACTCCTCGCGTCGCTCGACCAGCCGTTGCCAGTCGGGCGCTTCGCCTTCCTCGACCCAGGTCTCGCCCAGTTCGGTGTTCTTGAAGGTCTTGATCGCAGCGGCCGATCCCGATTCCTTGTTGACGGCGGCTTCCCACGCGGCGGCGATGTCGCGCCACGAGCGCCAGCCCACCGGGCTGTACAGCGACGACAGGTGAAAGCCAGCCGTCTTGCCCTGCGCCATCGAGCGCCATTCGCCACGCTCAAGCATCCATGTCTTGTGATGTTCGGAAATCGCGGTGTCGCAGGCTTCGCAGATGTAGGCGACGGTTTCCGGTTGTCCCTTGTCCCAGCGCAGTTGCTCGAAGCGCAACCATTGCGGGTGGTTGCAGTGCGGGCACGGCACGAAGTAGCGGCGCTGGTCGCTGGCTTCGTACTCGCGCTCAATAGCCGAGGCTCCAGAAATCGTCGGCGTCGAAACGATGAAGATCTTGCGCCGGGCAAAGGTGCGTGTGCGCGCCTCGGCCAGCGAGATCGCATCGCCTTCGCCCTCGACATCCAGGGGATAACCATCCACCTCGTCCAGAAACAGGTAGCGAACCGGCATCGAGCGCAGACCCACCGCGCTGTTCGCTCCGGTCATCACCAGCACACCACCCCGGAACTCTTTCGCCAGAATCGTGTTGGCGAATCCCGGCTGCGCGCAGGCGCGATCAGTTCCGCCAGTGCCGACGACTCCTCGATCAGCGGATCGATTCGCTGCTTCGAGTTGCGCTTGGCCATCTCCACCGTCGGCCACACGGCCATCATCGGCCCGGGTGCGTGGTGGATGACGTAGCCGATCCAGTTCGACCCCATCTCGGTCGCACCGAGCTGCGCTGCTTTCATGAATACCACCCGCTCGACCGGCGAGGTCGGCGATAGGCAATCCATGATGTCCTTCAGGTACGGCGTACGGCTGGTGCGCCAGCGCCCCGGCTCGGCAGATGCCTTGCTGGAGAGCATCCGGTGGCGATCTGACCATTCCGATACCGTGAGCAGTGGGTCGGGAGTGATCCCGTCGCGCCACGCCCGTTCAATCTCCTGAGCACCCTCGTAGTCCATCGTAATCAATCCCGAATCAGTCGACTCTGGGGCGCAGCTCGCCCAGTTCGGTCAGGTGCTCGCGCACGGCAGCCTCCAGGGCAACGTGCATCTGGTGCGCGTCAATGCCGAGCGTGGACGCCATCTGGCCGGAGACGCGCGCAGGCCAGTTCAACCACGCATCGCGTTCGATGCGCGCGAGCTTGAAAACGTGGGCTACTGCCTGCGCCCGATCCACCAGTTCCTTTTTGCGGTGTGCCAGCTCCAGGTTGTTGAGCTTGGCCTTGAGCACCTCGTTGACCGTGCGGGCCTGCAAGAGCGAGGTGCCGCCCGCCGACATCGACGTTGTGCTGGTGTCGGCGGGATCGCGCTGCGGTATTGCTTCGGCGGTCGCTGTCGCGCGGTGGACCTTCGGTCTGCTGTCGTTCTCCGGCGCAGTGGCCCGACGCGGCTGCAATGTATTTTGTGCCCACTGGGCATCCGCCGTTTCCGGATCAATCGTGCCATCAGGCAGTGCAGTGATCCGCCCGGTGTCGATGGCCTTCTTCACGGCCACGTGCGACACGCCACGGTGGCGCGCGTAGGCGCGAATCGAGAGTCCCATCGTCACCTTCTTCAATCATCTGTTCGTCATTCCTGCGGATTGAGCTTGGCTTCCATCGGGAACAGCGCGTTCATCACGTCACGCCAACCACACCCCGAAAGGAAAACGCCATGAGCCAGATCGACACCATCCTCACCCTGATCGCCCAGAAGCATCTGAGCATCGAAACCCTGCAAACCCGCCACGCCGACAGCCTGGACTTCCACGACACGGCGGTGTGGTGCATCCGGGACGCGCTGGAAGCGGCCTTCAAGGCGGGCGTCGAAATGGGCGCGGGTATGCCGAGGGCCACGGAAGCCGAGATAGCTAAGGACTGATCGGAAACCCACGAAGCCAAGCAGAAAGCGCTTGGCTTCACTCCCGAACAGCGCGTTCATCACATCGTCATCCACCACCCCCGAAGGAGCAGCTAATGACCACAACCCAACTCACCCCGGCCCAGCACGCCATCCTCGCCAAGGCCATCAACACCAGCGGCGGCAAGATTGACTGGTTCCCCGACAACATCAAAGGCGGCGCGCGCAAGAAGGTACTCGATGGCCTGTTCAACCGCGCCCTGATCACCACCGACGGCACTGACTGGTTCGTCGCCGCCGAGGGCTACGACGCCCTGGGCATGAAACGCTCCCACGTCAACGTCGAACACGTCTCCAAGTTCGAGGCCCAACTCGACGCAATCATTGCCAGCGCCGAAGCGGCGCAGGACGAAACCGCAGACGCGGACGCGGAACTCGAAGCCGCCGTCGCGCACGCCGAGGCATCCTTCAAAACACCCGTCAAAGCGCCTCGTACCCGTGACAACAGCAAGCAAGCCGAAGTGATCCGGATGCTGGAGCGCCCCGAGGGCGCAACCATCGGCCAGATCTGCGCCGCCACCGGCTGGCAGGCGCACACGGTGCGCGGCACCTTTGCAGGAGCCTTCAAGAAAAAATTGGGCCTGACCATCGTGTCGGACAAGCCGCAGGGCGGCGAACGTGTCTACCGGATCGCCACAGAAGCCTGATCGCAACGCTAACACCCAGGAGAACATCCATGAGCACGATGAGCATCACCATCGAACGCACTCCGCGCACCTTGCAGTTTGGCGACACCACTCTCCAGGTTGAAGAGTTGAGCGTCCGCCTTCCATTTGCCCGCAAACCCGCCAACATCGGAGAACTGGGTGGAAGCGACCCTCACAGGATCTACGTCACCGAGACCAAGGAACTG